CGCATTGGAACGGCTGACACCCTTGATGACGACTTGATTGATAACTGTGTTGGTGCAGCGTCACGTCTGATTGATGGTTATTGCAACCGTCGCTTCTGGCAGTCAGGCACAGCAGAGGCAAGAATCTTCCAAGCAGAAGATTCGTTCTACTGCTCGATTGACGACATCGCTGGAACAGCGTTGACATTGAAAAGTTCCACTCAGGCTGACGGAACTTTTGACTTGACATGGAGTCGTTCCGATTACCAGTTGGAACCGTTGAACGGAAACCTTGACGGGTTGACTTGGAGTTACGACAAGATTCGTGCTGTTGGCGATTACCTGTTCCCAACGGTGAATGCGAACTATGGTGAGCAGGCTTTGGTTCAGGTGACTGCTGTGTTCGGTTGGCCTTCGGTGCCGGAGCCAGTAACACAGGCAACGATCATTCAGGCTTCACGCATCTTCAAACGCTACGACTCGCCATTGGGCGTAGTCGGATTCGGCGATCTCGGACAAATCCGTGTGTCTCGATACCTTGACCCTGATATGGCTCAGTTGGTTGAACCGTATCGTCGTATGCGGATATTTGCATGAGCTATTCAGTCACAGAAATTAAGACTGGTATCGCTAACGCATTAGCCACGATCCCAGGCTTACGGGCTTACGCTCAGCAACCGGACAATCTGAACGCTCCGTTCGCTTGGCCTATGTTGGAATCAATCACCTACAACGGGGCGATGCGTGGTGGATTGGTCACCCATATCTTTACTGTTTCGGTAGTTGTGGGCAGGTCTGCGGAACGCACAGCTCAGACTGCTTTGGATGGGTATCTGTCTTATGAGGGTACGACTTCGGTTCGTGCAGCGTTGGAGGCTGACCGGTCATTGGGTGGGGTTGTGTCAAATCTATTGGTTGAGTCTGCCTCAAATATCGCCACTATGGATGGCAACGATGCGACTTACCTGATGGTTGACTTCCGTGTGGTGGTGTACGCTTAGTCTGTTGAATTGCTGTCCTGCTGGCGTGTATAGTTTCTATTAGTAAATCTTCGAGTGCCGTGAGGCAGGAGTATCAAATATGGCAAAGCAAGTTCTCACAAACGTAGCGGTCACCTTCGGCACAGCTGCACAAGATATAACCTCATACGTAGCATCCGTAACTCTAAATTTGAGCAAAGCGGAAGTTGCTACAACTTCGTTCGGTTCATCTGGTGCAGTTACCCGCATCGCAGGCCTTGCAGACAACTCAATCACACTTGAGTTGCATCAGGATTACCCAACGATTGAAAAGTTGTTCTACGATGCTTGGGCTGCGGGTACTGCTGTACCAATGACAGTCAAGCCAAACGGAACAGGATCAGCCTCTTCTTCAAACCCACAGTACGCATTCAACGTAGTTCCGTTGACTTGGACTCCTGTTGCTGGTGCTGTTGGCGATCTTGCAACTGCTTCAGTTACTTACCCAATTGATGGTGCTGTAACTAAGACCGGTACTGGCGCATAGTCTTTTCAAACTAACCCTTAACCCTGCGGAGGAAAAATGAAAATAGCGTTAGAAGTAACGTCGTCATTAGATCAATCAAAGCGCACCATCATTGCTGCGTTCCCAGACTTCATCGCCTTTGAACAGAAGTTCAGTAAGAGCGTTGCAAAGTTTGAAGCTGAACTAACTCTGACGGACTTAGGTTTTTTGGCTTGGCATGCTGAGCATCGTCAGAAGCGCACCGGTTTAGATTTTGATTCGTGGATTAACGAGATTGAAGCGTTAGAACTTGGGGAACAAGCTGACGCTGTGATCGTCCCTTTGGAGATCAGTCAGCCCATTGGATGATTGCATACTTGTCCGTTGAGACAGGTATCGCTCCTTCGGTGTTGCTGGCAGAAGACCCTCGAATGTTGTTCACGATGTTTGCTTATTTGCGTTGGAGAGCAATTCATCTAAACAAGTAATCTGTTGATATGGCAGAAGCATTCGGCAGAGCAGGTCAAGTAAGCATTACTGGTGGCAACGATGCGATTGAAATCATTGGCATCAACAAGTTTCTTCGTGATGCTTCTAAAGCAAATCAAAAATTTGATGCTGAAGCTCGTATTGCTGCTGGAAAAGTTGCTGAAAATCTTTTGGCAAAAACAAAGACCGAGGCTGGTTCGGTGACTCGTAATCGTCAGGCTACTGAGGTGATGAAAGGGATGAAGGTTGGCAAGGATCGAATCCCGAAACTGTATTTAGCAAGCAAATCTAGTTTTGTTTCCAAGTCAAATCCAAACAGGAACCGTAAACGTAAGGTGACCAGGGGAGATGTGTTCTTTGGTGCAGAGTTTGGTGGTGGCAAATTTGGTAAGGGTTCTAAGACTTCTGCTGGGGCAAGGTCGGTAAATAAGAAGGGTGAATCCCGTGATGGGTATCGCAAGGGTGGTGGATACACCAGCCAGTTCCTTCGTCATCGTGGCAGGGCAGGCTATTTCTTTTGGCCTACTGTCCGTAAGGAAAAAGAGAATATAGCTAGGGAGTATTTGGACGCTATTCAGAAGGTGTTGAACACCCTTAAAGATAATGCTTGACTTGGGCTGAGTTTCCTGTACCCTCTAGGTAGGAGGGGTTATGGCAGTTCTGTTCAAGAATGTGAAGTCTATTTATCCGAAGCCGTTGGCTTCGCCCTGGGAGCAGTTGAAAGAGCTGCTGTCATTCCATGAGGAGAACCCTGTCAAGGATGCTGGTGCGTTGTGGTCACCGGTTGAGTATGACGCTGGTACTACCAGAGGCAACCGTAATGTTAGGTTTGTTGAGGCGTTGGTTGTGGACATGGACGGTGAAGCGTTTGACAATGCACGTCTTGACGGTTTGGAATGGTTTGCATATTCAACTTATTCGCATCGGTTGGATGATCCTCACTATCACCTTGTTTTGCCGTTAGCGGAGAAGGTGCCTGCTTCGTTGTGGCGTGTGGTGTGGCAGGAGTTGCATGACCGTATCGGGTTGGTTGGTGACCCTCAGACTAAAGACCCTGCACGTATTTTCTATCTACCTCAACACGCACCGGATCAGCCATTTGAGTTCCATGAGGGTCATGGCGAGTTGCTTGATTCGTCGTTCAAGTTGGATGTTGAACCTGTTGTCAATCCTGTGTCGCCTCGCTTGAAGCAGGTGCGTCAACCTCGTCAGCGTCGTGCTGGTTCAGAGATATTGGATGAGGCTTGGTGGAATGCTCCTGTAGATATTTCTCGTTGGGATGGCCTGACAGGGAAGGCTTTGTATTCTGCGATGCTTGATGAGTTTGTTGCTTTGCGGAATGGGTTGTCTGTTATTGAGTAGAATCGTCGCATGGCTGGTGAGCGGACGTTCGTTGTTAAATTTATTTCCGACATTCTCGGTGCCACCAAAGGCATCAAGAAAGTTGGGGATGACTTAGGAACGCTGGGTAAACAGGTTGACTCTGGCTTTGGTCAAAAGTTCAAAAGTGTCATGCCATCGTTCAAACAGTTTGCGGTTGCCGGTACCGCTGCATTTGCTGCTGCTAGTGCTGGTGCCTATAAAGCAATCCAAGCTGCATCCGACTTGGCTGAATCACAGTCAAAGGTTGGGGTTGTTTTCGGTGACTCAGCAAAACAGGTAGAGGAATTCGCTAAGACTTCTGCAACCTCATTAGGTATCACTAAACAGGCTGCACTTGAAGCAACCGGTACCTATGGAAACTTATTCCAGGCGTTCGGTGTAGGCCAGGGTGAAGCAGCAACGATGAGTACGACACTTGTTGGGTTGGCTGCTGACTTGGCTTCATTCAACAACACAACTGTTGATGATGCGATTCTTGCTTTGCGTTCTGGTTTGTCTGGCGAAACTGAACCATTGAAAAAATACGGTATTGCCATCAATGATGTTCGGTTGAAAGAAGAAGCTCGCAATATGGGTCTCTATAAGGGGACTGGAGCTTTAAGTGTTACAGCCAAAACACAAGCAGCATATGCTCTAATTCTTAAAGACTCGACTTTGGCTCAGGGTGACTTTGAGCGTACTAGCGGTGGTTTGGCTAACCAGCAAAGGATTCTCAAAGCACAGTTGTCTGATGTGGGTGCGCAAATAGGAACGGTCATGATTCCAGCGTTCCTTGGTGCTGTGTCCTTTATTAATGATTCAATGCTTCCAGCGTTTCGTGATTTTGGTACAGCCTTGCAAGAAGGCGGTTTATCTGGTGGATTTGATTTCATTGCTACTAGGTTCAAGGAATCTGCACCTAAGGTTCTAAGTGCTTTGGGTGAACTAATCACTCAGGCCGTTCAATGGATTGGTACTTCAGGATTGCCAATGTTGTATGCAGGTATCAATCAACTTGCTGACAGTTTGACCGGTTGGATTGAACCTCGTATCCCAATGTTTATTGATGAATTGAAAAACTTTTTGATGTCTGCGTATAAGTGGATTTACACAAAAGGGTTGCCTCAACTCCTTGATGCTGTCCAGGCTTTAGGTGACACGCTTGCTAGTTTCGTAGGTAAAGCTGCACGTCAACTCCCAGCCCAACTCGTCACCATGCTTGGCGATATTGGCAAATGGGTTCTATCTGACGGTATTCCAGCGTTGTTGGCTATGGGTACAAGGCTTGCTGGTTCATTGATTAAATGGACTGCGACAATCGGTGGTCAACTTATCATCGGTTTGGGTGGGGCAATCGTCGCTTTGGTTGCTGCTCTTCCCGACCTCTTTGTTGGGTTTATTAAAGGTATTGCGAACATCGCTGTCAATGCTGTGAAGGGGTTTGTTGGCAAGTTTGATGAGATGAAAACAGCGTTAGCCAATATTGCTGTGTCGGTGGTCAACACCCTCATCGACGTATTCAACAAGATTCCGCTAGTTCCAAATATCCCTAAAATCACTTTGGATACTAAGAAACTTGGCGCACAGGTTGGTTTGACTAGTACACAGTTACAGGCCGTCAACGAAAGATTCGATCAGGTGAACGGAACTTTGAAGGTTGGTTCTAAAGAAATGAACGCTTTTGAAGAAGCAACTAATGATACTGGTGCTGCTACTACTGGTGCTGCCAAGACTCTTAAGACCGCAGCAGACAAGTTGAAGGAATATAGCAATAGTTTGAAGTC